GACGGTCTACTACTCGGTTGGCAAGTTCGCCAACCACAGCTATGTGCACGAGAAGTCAGGCAAGACCCGACACCATCGATACAAGCACCTCGCGACATCATTCAAGACGCTGGCGCTGGATCTGGACTGTGGAGCGGACAAGCCCTACCTGACCCAGAAAGAGGGGTGGGTAGCCCTCAAGGCAGGGCTAGTGGCCATCGGTTTGCCGGCGCCCATGGTGGTATCCTCTGGCAATGGAATCCACTGCTACTGGCCACTAACAAGTAGCGTTAAAGCGGAGCACTGGGAAAAGGCATCTGTTGCCCTGCGACTGGCGTTGGAGGAGCATCAGGTGCAGATCGATGTCTCCAAGATTCACGACGCCTCCATGGTGCTGCGTCCGGTGGGAACCCACCACAAGAAGCAGCAGCCGTGGAAGGAAGTCAAATGTGTGGCGGACTGCCCGGACTACGAGCCAGCGGCCCTATTCACGATCTTGAAACCTTGGTTCAACAAGATGGTGGCGACACCATCGCGTACCGCTCGGCCATCGGGTAAGCCGCGGTCAAGTGTCATGGCAGCCCTCATGGATAGTGGGGACATTGCTCTCGAATCCGTAGCAGCCAACTGCGCACAGGTATCTGCTCTGGTGTCTTCGGGCGGTGCACAGGACGCTGCTGGCCGCCCTGTCGAGTACAGCATGTGGATTCTTGCCCTGCAGCTGGCGCGCAAGTGCCTAGACCCTGAGGCCGCTGTGGTGGCTATGGGCGCGCAGCACCCCAAGTTCGACCTGACCGAGTCGATGGACAAGATGAACTCGTTCACCGGCGGGGTGCCGTTCTGTGGCACGTGGGAAAGCGCGTGCTCCTCGGGCTGTGCCGGCTGCCCTCGCAAAGGTACTGTCACGAATCCCGGGCAGCTCAACCGCACAGAGACGCCGGCGCCCCCACCCGGGGTCGCGGCGATCGAGCTGCCGAAAGAGTATTTCGTGGATGGGGGCAAGATCTGGGTGGACATCGAGAAAGAGATCTCGACCACTGCAGCCGACGGAAAGAAAGTAAAGGGGTCGGTGTTGGAGAAAACGCTGGTGTGCCCGCTGGAGATGTACATCACCGGCATATACACTGACCACGGATACTCCAGCTCCACGGCCACGCTCTACGTCAAGTACCCGCTGGGGAACTGGAAAGAGCATGAGATGCCCCTAAGTACCATGTCGAGCCCCAAGGACCTGCTCGACTACCTGACGAACAAGCAGGTGTTTTTTACTTCAACAGCGACGTTAGAGCGCACAAGGACATACCTTATGAACTATTTGGAAATGGTGCAGCAACAGGCACCGACGGGGACAGATTTCGTGGCCTTCGGCTGGCAGGAGGACGGCTCGTTCCTGTGCGGAGAGACCCTGCTGGGGGCTACCTCGGGCAACGTGGCGCGCCGCCTCAAAGGCCCTGCAGCCCACTACGCTGACGCGATCAAAAAGAAGGGCTCGCGCGATGTGTGGGCTGACGCAACCGCTTTGCTGGACGTGCCGGCTGCCAACAATATGGCCGCCGCGATCCTGCTGTCCGGCGTGGGTATCCTCGGCGATGCGCTGGGCAACGCCTCCTCTGTGATCTCGTTCTACTCCACGCGTACCACTACCGGCAAGACGCTGTGCCTGCACGCTGCAAACAGCACCTTCGGTAATCCCAAGGGATTACTCATGGCCGTGCGCGACACCGAGAACGCGGTGTACAAGATGCGGGGCGTGCTGAACCACCTGCCCGGCACCATTGACGAGCTGACCGGTGTGGACCCAGAGCGTGCGGTGTCGATGGCGTACTGCTTCAGCGAGGGGCGCGAGAAGGTGTCCATGACCCAGCAGCGTGATCTGCGCGAGCCCGCCCGCTGGGCTGGGCCGACATTGGTGTCGTGCAATATTTCCCTACATGCCAAGTATGCGGAGGTGATGTCCCAGAACGACCCAGTGCGTGTGCGTACGCTTGAGTTTCTGCAGGACGACCAAGTGTTCGGCAGCACCAGTGGCCGTCAGTTCTTTGACCTGATCATGAGCAACTACGGGCACTTCATCCCCGAGGTGACGCAGTTCATCATCGACAATGGCGGCGAGAAGGTAGTGGTATCCCGGGGTGAGGCGGCCTTCGCCAAGAAGTACAACTTCGTGTTCGAGCAGGAGGAGCGTTTCTTCCGCTCCAGCGCCATCGGGGCGTTCATTCTCGGCACCATCGGTGCGCGGCTTGGCCTGATCAAGTTCGACGTGGACCGCGTAGTGCGTCATATTCTGGACCGGGTTGTCGCGCTGCGGGGTCAGGCCACCAAGAACCGGCTGGATGCGTTTGACATCATTGGCCAGTTCCTGCAGGAGCACAACGACCGCCTGCTGATCGCGACCGAGGAGTATGTGCAGGGCACGCCCCCGGGGAAATCCAAGGAGGTGGTGCAGTATCCCATCCCACACAACGCGGTGGCTCGCATGACTACCGTGTACGATGCCAACAACCCCGTGCTGCCCGGCAGCCGGATGGCGATCAACTCGGCAATCCTGAAGCGCTGGCTGGCCCGGTCGAAGGACTCGCTGGACCGCATCACAGCAGAGCTGGAAGCCAACAACGCGCTGATGCAGAGCGGCGGCCATATCCGGGTCACCATGTACAAGGGCTGCCACGGCGCCAACCCCGGACAGGCGTTCTGCATCATGCTGAATATGAATCACCCTCGCTTCTCGGATGCCCACACAGCCGTGAAGTCTTACCAACCGAGCCAAGTGGCTCTGTCGTTGGTAGCAGGGGCTACGCCCTAGTTACTTCATGCCCGCGTTCTTGGTGCGGGCAAAGGAGCGGTTCTGGGAAGCTGGGACTGCTCGCAGATTGGAGGGGGCATTCGTGCCCCCTTTGACTATGGGGCGCCTGTGGTCGACGTCCTTGCCGTCCCCCTTGCGGACCACACCCTTCTTCTCCAGCGCGGCCCGCGCGGCGTTGCGCTCGGCACGGTTGGCGATCTGTTCGGGTTTACCCCCATAGTTGGCGTATTCCTTGGCGTAGTTGCGGGTTGCCATCATTCTTCTCCTTTGGCTTCGTTGATCCGTTCGTTGCGACGTTGCAACAGTTCATCCCGGCGCTTGGCAAAAGCCTCCCAATCCTCGGCACGGCGTAGTTTAGCAATTTCCTTGTCGAAGTCGGCCTTGATGCTCTTGACCGCGATGTTCTGCTGGACCTTCGCCTCGGCCGTGTTGAACGAGTCAAGCTGCAGCCCGCCGAATTTGCGCGCGGCGTCGAGGTTGCCCACAGGATTGCCAGCCATGCCGAGTTCGGGTTTACCCTTACCGCCGGCGGCCTTGGTGGCGATGTCAGCGGCTGCGGGGGCCCAGCCCGGGGTGAACGTGGCGCCCATGAACTTGGCCCGGTCTACCAGCCCTTCCCAGTCGCTCTCGGCAGGTGTGGACAGCTTCTTGCCTGTGTAGGGGTCGATGCCGCCCATCAGGCCGAGGATGGCGTTGGTGAACGGACCGCCCGGAGACACTGGCTGGGGCCAGTTGTTGATACCCAAGAAGCCCTCGGGCTGCTTGTCCAGCCAGTTGCCGGTGGGCACGTATGCGCCCATCTTGAAGTACACGGGATTCTCGTCGTCGCCCATGAACGGCACGCGGATGTAGTTGTGGGCGCCAATACCCCACATGCGGGAGCGGAAGCGCTCGGGGCCTGCCTTACGCTTCTCGTCGTCATCGTCCCCACCAGTGGCCATGTCCAGCAAGGAATACGCCAGCAGCACGTTGACCAGCTTCCACGGCTTGTGCAGGGCGATGTGGCCCAGTACCGGCATGATGGCGTATGACCACGATACGAAGGGCAGCACCGACTGGCGCAGCACCTTGACGGCCTTGGAGTCGATGTCGTAGTCGAGGAAGGCGAAGCGCGCGAAGTCGCCGGCCTCCTTGAACTCCCCGGGGGTGAGGTAGGTCTTGCCCTTGCGGGTTGCGATCTCTCCCGACTTGGACAGGAACGCAGCCAGCCGGAACGCGTTGTCTTCTGCAGCGTACATGCCGGTGACGCGATCGTCGACCTTGCCGGCTTCCTTGGCCCACTTGGACATGGTCTCGTGCTTGGCCAGCTCGATGGAGGCCCAGCCGCGCACCTTGCCGTACGCGCCGGTGGGCTCGTTTGTGGCCGCGGCCGACTTGTATGCATCGTAGAGGGATTTCTTGACCTCGACGCTGGAGAAGTCGCCCAGCATAGCCCCGGAGTTCATGAAGGCATGCACCACCCGGCGCTCCTCGGGCTTCATGCCGTTGGGGTTGGACTCATACTGGAACAGCAGCCGTGTAGCCTGCGCTACGGTCGGCATGGGGATGTCGTGCATCATGGCCAGCGTCAAGTTGCTGGCGATATTGGTGATGTGCGTGCCGGGGTTGTAGACCGTCTTGGCCTTCTTGAACACCCGCATGGTAGTGTGCAGCGCGGCGATGTCGTGCAGGGGGCGGCGGTCCGTCATATCTTGCACAGCGGCCCAGATGTCCGAGCGCACCAGCTTACCCTGCAGAGCGCCGTACGTGCCCATGGGCACCTCGGTGCCGTCCGCCTGCTTGTGCACCCCGCCCTTGGGGATCTGCACCCACTGGTGCCGGCTGCGGTAGATGCCCTGCAGTTTGCCGGACTTGGCCTCGGGGTCCGACAGGTGCAGGATGGAGCCGGGCGTGGGTGTGACGCCCGTAGCCTTGCCAATATCCTTCACGTTGTCGAACACCACCATGTCAGCATCGCCTGCCTTGGACGCTATTGCGCTGGTCAGGTTGTTCGATGCGTGATTCGCAGCCAAGATGGCCATGGTGTTGCGCAGTGCGTTGGCCACAGTGTTGGCCTGACCCGCGACGACGGCAGCCGCCGCGTCTTGGTACGCAGTGAACTTCTGGGTGCCCTTGTCGGCGCCGCGACCAGTGTGGGTCCACACCAGCCCATCCTCCTCGACAGCGGTGCCGGCTGGGGGGTTGCCCCGCATGGACTCGTGCACGAAGCCGGCAACCATGGGCTCGCCCTTGGCGTCCATGGTGTTGCCCTGCAGAAGACGATAGAACTTCCCGTCCAGCACCAGATCGCCACGGGCGTCGAGAGGCGCGTGCACGTTGTCACTGAGCTGGGTGTCGTGCTTCTGGGCGGCCAGTTCGTTGAGTTTGCGGGCGCCCAGCGCACCGCTGACGACCTCGCTGGTGCTCTTGGCGAAGATCATCGACTCGGTGAATTTGAGGTCGCGGAAGAATCGCTGCGCCTTCTCCGAGCGCAGCCCGGAGATGTACTCGTCCCGGTGGGCCTTGACCATGTCGGCCACCCCACGCAACTCCGCGTTATCCTTCAGCGCCTTGGTGTCACCGTCGAGGTACTTCAGAATGTCCAGCACTTGGTCGGATGGTAGAGAACTGATGTAGTTGACCAGCTTATCCGTCACGATACCGCTGATGTGCTTCTCGTCTTTGAAGCGCTGGAACCACTCGCGCATGGGGATCGGCACGTTGAAGTTGGCGTTGACGTAGCCGATGTACTTGGACAGCGCAGGAGACTTTTCTTTGATGAAGTCGGCGGCTTTGCCCGCGGCGCTTGCGAATTTCTCCGGCACGGTATCCCACCCCATTGCCTTGAACACATGCTCGGTGACGACGTTGGGCATGAAGTTCTTGGAGAAGCGCGTCAGGTCCACGGATGGCGTACCACCGGGCTGGACTGCTATGGATTCAGGGGTGGAGGATTCCACAGCCGCCAGCAACTTGCTGCCCTGCCCGGTCTCTCGATCTTTGCCGGCGACGGTAGCATCCTCCAGCAGTTTCATGGTGGCATCGAGCACGTCGTTGGCGACAGTCCCACGTACCCCAAGCATGTGCTGTACCAGCGCGGTTAGCTGCATCCAGAGCGCCTGCACGGCTCCGAGGAACCCGCCCTTGTCGGTTGAGGGTATCTTGGTCAGGGCAACGTTGAACTCACGCAGAGTAGCGCCATAGGAGATCAGCTCCAGCACGGCGTCGCGCTTGCTCTTTTTGGCCAGTTTGACCAGCACGTCATACACTTCCTGCGCCTTTGGGCTCAGGCTGGCGCGATCATAGGCCAGCACGGTCTGCAGCGCATTCTCCAACTTCCTGACGGCCTCATGGTTGGGGTGGGAGTGCACATACCACTGCAGGGCTGCGTGCAGCGACTCGTGCAGGGCTACTTCTGGGGACGCGGTCTTGGAGATGTAGATCGTATCCTTCTTGGGGTCGTAGTATGGGGACCCGGAGGTGATGAACTCCAGCTTCGGCATGGTCTTGCCCGCCTCCAAAGCCTTGGCAATAGACGTAGCTAGAGTAGCCTCGAATAGCGTACCGTGACGCTGCAGATACGCCAGCACGCCCAGCACGCCTTTACGGGTGTTGCGGATCGTCCGTTCGGCGAACGCATCGTCGGTCTCGTTCTTGCCCTGCTTGAGCGGGCGTGGGGAGTACCCCTCAGTAGCGGCGTTCTGTAGCGGGGTCTCGGACGAGCCGGGGACTTCGGACTCCATCTTGTCGTTGCGTTTCTGTTGTTCGAGGGAGGGGCGAACTTCCCCGCTGCGCGTAGCCGCTACGTTCTCCGGCGTATCCATCACCCCATCCACATACTCTTTCCACGCCCGACTGAGCATGGTGTCCACCGTCTTGGCGACGGCAGGGGGTACGTTGGCCTTGTGGATGCGGGACTTCATCACCGCGATGACCGCGTTTGCGTTAGGGGCGCTACCAGCGACTTCGACCAGCCGAGCTATCGCCTGCGATAGGCGAACCTGCACGGTGCGTACCCGGCCGGCTTTTTCCGCGGCGTTGGTGTTGGCCTCCTGCATCTGCCGCTGCGCGTACTCTGCGGCGCTCTCACCCGCCCTACGCTTGGTGATACGGCTCTCTGTGGGGGTATCTACGGCTACTCGGTTGTAGTGCTGTTTTGCCAGATCGATGATGGCGTGTGCTGCATCCCGCACAGCAGACATCTGCGTCAGGTGCTCGGCGGTGCGCTTGACGTCCGGGGTAGTGGTCTTGCCCTGCAAGATAGTGGGCGCGGCGGGAAGCCCGCCGCGGCTGAACTTGCCTGCGATGGCCCGGGCGATTCCAGCCAGCACATCCTGAGCCATGGTGATCTTGCCGCGTACCTTGGCGGGCTGGGTAGCGACAGACGCTTCGAGATCGCTGAGAATCTTGGCCAAGTCGTCTTCTTCGGACCGGGCCATCTCTGCAGGCTGCACTGGGGCTGGCTTGGGCGCGGGCTTCTCTTTGGAGGCCATGACGGCATCGAGAATCTTGGTGCGGGTCCAGCTCGCCTTGGCCGCTACGCCGTTGCGGGCGGCGACTTCCACAGCCTTGGCGCGGGTGGGGGCGAGGACGTCCAGCTCTGCCCGGGTCGAAAAAGCGCCCGCAGCCGGAGCCGCGGGCGTAACAGAGGGGGCAACCGCAACAGGAGAACCCTCTGATGGAGACGTTGGTATTGTACTCGTAGGTGCGATGTAGCCGGGGTCTTCCTCGGTCTGCAGGGCTTGCTGAGTCGCCGGGACGTCGCGGCCGAACAGGCCAGTGGTCACGTTGATAGGCTGTTGCGCGGGGGCGCTTGGGGCGAGCTCGTACACACCGTTACCGGTGGTGGTAATGCCCGGGGCGGGCATGGACACGGAGGTGCGGCCCATGGCGGGCTCGGGGGCAGGCGCAGG